AGGCAAATTCCTCCAACATGCCCATGGCAACAGCGGCGGATTCACTGGAACCCGTTGCCGCTTCAACCGCATCCTCATAATCTTCGAAAGCGGTAATGGCTGTAACGATGGACGTTGCGACAGTGAGAAGCCCTTCACCGAGGACTTCAAGCAACTCCTCGCTCATCAACAGATTGCGCATCGATGCTGAAAAATTATCAGCCGATTTGGCGGCCCTCTCCGCCGCATCTTCAATTTTCTTCAGAGATGCCGCCGCAGAGTCCGAGCTTCCCTTAACATCACGAGCCGCATTATCAACCCCCGAAAGGGAGTCCGCAAGCTGGTCAACGCCTGATGCGTCAACATCAACTTCAATCTTCGGGTTTGCCCCCCGAACTTTCCCCAACTCATCCTTGAGCTTCTTAACGTCCTCAGTTGCTCGCCTCGTATCCGCCGACACAGGAATGGAAGCGGATTCGGATTCCACCTCCCGCATAATCCGATCAATCTCGGCTTCTGCGGCTTCGGTAATGATCTTCAGCGAAGTTTCGACACTGATTCCCCGCTCAAGGTTCCGGTCAATCTCATCCTTGAGCTTGTCAACAAGATCGTTCGCTATGTTGGAAGTGTTCTCTGTGTCAAAATTTATCGGGACTTTAGTGTTCTTGCCCCGATCAACAATCTCATTCAGAGTCCGCTTAACGGTAGTTTTGAAATCCTCAAGACCTTGAGTGTCAACCTTTATGTCTATCGGGGTGTCTGAAACCTTTTTGGCTTCATCCCCGATATCCTTAAGGCTCTTTTTCACCACCCTTGTTTGAGAATCCACCCCCGTAATGTCGATGTGAAATTCAGCCCCATCAGAGAGCTTATCAGCCGCATTCTGAACATCGTTAAGTTCTTTAACGAGCTTCTTAGCATCTCTCTCCGCCTGAGAAGTTTCGATGCCAATTCTAAGATTTGCGTCTGCCACTAATAAGCCCTCTCGGGGTTCGGGTTAGATTTTGGGCTTCTCTTCTTCCTCTTCCGTGGGATCGATTGCCCCATAGTAGAGTTCTTGGATAGCATCCTTCACGGCCAAGGCGGCTGGAATCATCGGGGGCCTTGCCTTGCCGATAACATCACGGGTCAATTCCGGGTTCTTGGCTTTCAATCCAGCCTCCACGAAATCCAGAAGAACCGGGGGGTTCAGATAATCCGGGTCTGAGCCATGCTTGGTTCTAACCTCGCCATATGTTTCATATTCGAAATAACATTTATATTCTTTTCCGGCAACGATAACGGCATGAGGAATGGGTTTCTTTTTGGGCATCAATCACCTGCTTATTGTATCGGGAAGGAGAGGGGTTTATTCTTCGCCTATGGGACAGAAAACAACAACATTGTGGTTCCATGCCGTTGGTTTCATTCTCGCGTTTGCGGGAATTGTAACTTTCTTGCATGGATGGGCGGGGGAGGTGGACGCGAGCCGTTCAGCTATATACCTCTTCCTTGGTTCCATGGCTCTTGCTGCGGGAGGTTGCGTATGTGCATACTCTTACACCCACAGGCTTAAGCTCCAAATCAGGAAGATAACGGCTGACTTCGCGGCGGGAAAGCCGCCAACAATTCCGCTTTCAGTCGCAACCCCCGTTCACGGGCGGTTTCGTTAGGCGGGAGCTTGGGCTTGGGCGGAGGGAATAGGGTTTCATACTTGGGGAGCTTATAATCTTCCCGAGAGAATATCCCTGTATGCCACGCTCTCCAAAGATCGTGCTTAACCTCTTCCTTGTGGGCCTCATTGAAAGCCAGAACTTTCATTGAGGTTTGGTAGGGCGTAAGCCTCCAAAACATCTCGGGATCAATCCCGACCTTCAAGGCAACCCTGTAAGCCTCGCTGATGCGGTTGTTCTTTGGGGTCTCATGCGGAAGACCATCAGACTCGGGAACCTTCTCAACAAGCCTTGGGTGGGTTCCTAGGCCATATTCAAAAGCATCCCGAACCCGGTTTGCCAGATAGACCACGGGGAGTCGTGCTGACATAACCTGTTTTGCCGCAACCTCTCCGGGGTGAAATGTCTCTAAGCCTTGAGACAGAATTTCCGAAAGATGTACGGGATTATTCAGGTCTTCCTTGCCCTGATAATGGAATTCGATTCGAGAGAACGCCGCCCAATCGAACCGAATTCTCATCTCCTTCCCGAGAAGATAGACAACGGCTATCCCCTCGTGTGGACTGTCCCACATTAGACGGTCGGGAACGCCGTATCAAACCCCGGTTCGAAGCTCCACCAAAACCGCCCGGTAACTTCCGTGGTCACTGGCATGGTTGAGAGAGCATCAACACCGATGGTAACCGGCAAGCTCAATACGAACCCCGTCCAACGGCCAATCGTCCTGTCTGCCTCAACCTCGGCATCGGCAAGAATCAGACGGAAGGGATTCGGCAAGGGGTCACGCTTGGCCGCATGGAGAGCCAAGTGCCCAGCGTTGCCGGGGGCAAACGCCGTTTCGAAGGTAACCTGCCCTTCATCGGCAAGACCAACCCGCTTCTCCTTCGCATCGGAAGAAAGGTGGGTGGCATCGATAATGGTACGGGCTCCGCTTGGGCCTGTCCACGAACGAACGTCACCGATCAAAGTCCAAACAGGCGTTGCCGCGCGAGTCCCGATATAGAGCAACGAGCCTTGCGCGTTAAAGGATTCAGTTTCAGCCATAGCACCTTACTCCATTCGCCGCACAAGGGCGACTATCCGGCATCATAGTATTCAAAGGGAACATCAACGTTGGTTTGCCAGAAACCATTACCGTCTTCCCCAACTTGTCTAGCCACCCCCGCTTTTAGGCGGAGGCTTCCACTTCGGAACCCCTCAAGGATCGTGCGGGCCTGAAGGGACAAATCACGGGACACTTCCGTTCCCGTTCCTTGCCTTGTAAAAACCTGAACTGTGATGAGTCCGGTTCTGTATGTGGTTGAGGTTCCATCGCCATTGCCAAGATTGCTGAACCCTGCCGTGGCATGGATAATGGTGAATGCAACGTGGTCCCCATCGGGAGTCGCGTTGTCGTTATCCCAATTTATCGGGGTTCGTGCGGCCCATTGCTCATCAAAATGATGCTCTATCAGAGAGCTTGCATCAACTTCGTTCAATTCGAACCCCGAAAAAAGATAGGTAAATACAATACTTTTTAGATGGATAGTCAAGAAGCATTTAGCGTTTTGCCGCCGCGATGCCAGCCATAGCCGCTATCTGAACGAAGTTGCGCGGGGCCTGTTTGGAAGTTCCATCGTTGAGATACACGCCATAATCAACATTATTGATGATTACGATTGTGTCCCCCAATTTGAATTGCTTTGTAAGCTTGTCCAACTGATCCAAAGCCTTTTGGGTGTTCGGTCCTCTGGTTGATCCCTTCACTCCGGGAATATGCTCAACCGTTCCAGCCGCATCCACATTGAGGCTAACTTGCCAGTTGGCCCTAAACCGTCCCGTATCGACAGGGGACATAAGAACAACCTGTCTATCCACGGCAAAGGCAACTCGCCTTGCCATGCTCTCCGCCTCGTCCCTGATCTCGATTTTAAACGAATTTATAGCGGCATTGAATCCGGCAAGGTTATCAACCTTGATAGACATTTATCTCTTCCTTAGCTGAAGGTCGTGATAAATTCGGGTGTCGCCACTAAGACCCCTCACAGTCCACTCCGTTCCATCCTCTTCCCTGATTCGATCATCTACGGATGGCCTGAAAGGAATGTCGCTTGCCCTGATGATGGCTTGCTTATCACTCACGGCAATGTCTGTTCGGGGGTTCATGGTCAGATCGTAATCCAGTAAGGCAATTCGGGGGATGGGATGAACTGTCTCAACAACATCAACCCTACCACCCGGCCTGTAAGCCGCTCTGGAAATACGAATGTAGTCCACAGGAACGAGAGCCGCCCCCGACCCCGTCCCGAAGGATTGCCAGATTGAATCCAAACCATCCTTGAGAATTCCGAGAATGTTCATCGGCGCAATCTCATGACATTCCCGCCCCCGCCCATGGTGCCGTACTGTTTCAGGTATCGCGCAACAGAGGAGGGGAATAGCTCTCCAACAATGGGTTCAGGATCATTGGGAACCGCAAAGGTCAATTCCATCGGACCAAGCTTCACCCCCTCAACGGTTTGGGTGGCTGCGGGAGCTCCCCCTGATCCCGGAGGATTCTGAATCAGCCACAAGGCGACTTCAGCCGCCGCTCTCTTGATATCGTCAGGGAAGATGCGAACGATGGTTTCCACATAGTAAGCCCCGGCACCCTCATAGACAGGCCAATCCAGCCCTTGGGTTTCCGTGGCACTCGGCCATTTCCACTTCCAAAGATCATCCATCATCCGGGTTGCCGCCATCAAAGCCCGCTGCTTTCGGCTTAGGTCCAGGTCGGGGTCTAACCACTCATCCCCATAAAGAGCATCTTCATGGATGGCATCGGCTTCCTCAACCGATACGTAAGAGGTTGCTCCCGGAACCCCCGTTCCATCTTCCACAATGAACGGCATCGGTTACTCCTCCCGATTCGCAACTGCGGCGACGTAACGCCCATACATGGAACGATCCATTGCGGGATTATTCCTGTATGGATCATACACCTTTGCTACCGTGAACCTCCCCATAGCCACACACTCAACAACGTCCCCAATATCAACGGCTGTTGAGCGGAATGTGAGACGAAATTTCCCCGATGGATAGTCCGGGTCCGTCTCCTTAAGCTCCTCACAGGAACCGGGAAGCTGCTTTCCCCGAACCTTGACCATAGTGAAGCCGTTATTGAGGAGTCTCGGGTCCTGAGGAGGAATGAATCCGGTCATAGCTGCTTTACCCTGAAGGATATATCACGTTCGAAGACTTGGCCCCGTGTCGTGATGATTCTGATTGTGATAATGTGAAGCTCGCCCACTCCGTTCCATTGGGTTCGGCTTTGCTGGCTTGCTTCAACCTTCAGCCAGAAGGTAACACTTCTCTCATCCTGACTGAAGGCGTGAACCTGAACTCCCGCCGCAACAGCGGCACCGGAGAGGGTGAGGAAGACGGATTGCCCCTCAATCGTTCCGTTGTCGGGAACGATGGAATCCGATGCTGCCTGAAGTTCAGTGTCCCACGTAACCGTAAAGTACTTCAATTCAGCGGGATCAAGAGGGCCTTCGAAAACGAGAGGGCTTGCCCCATACCCCGCCTCAACGGTCCTCTGTGCAATGGCTATGGGATGAGCCATGGGAACTTCTCCTTCCGGGTCTGTAACAAGCAAGAGAAGATATCCGTTTGCAAGGGAAAGTTGGCCCTTGGTTGCGTATTCGATTCCCGCCTGTATTGCGTATGGTTCAGCCATTGGAACAGCCTTCATTGTTGGCTTTGGCGAAATCATGCCGCCAGATATTGCGTGGGGAGAAAGTAGGTTTTGGACAAAGCTACCAGACAAGCGGGGGCGGGGAGAAATCAGCCCTCCCACAATGGCGTATGGGAGTGCGGTTTGGGTGAGGCTTGCTGTAATTTTTGGCTTCTTTGAAGTCATCCACCCGGAAACAAAACGAGCGGGGAAAGTTTGGGTAAGAGTCCCCAATATGCGTGGTCTTTGTGAAACCACGCCGCCTGAGAATTCGAACCCACCCAAAGCCTGTTGGACTAGAGAACCGGAAAGTTTAGGCTTTGGCGAAAGCAAACCCCCGGAAAATGTCTGAGCCGCTATGGCTGATTGGGTCAGCGTTCCAGCAACACGCGGCTTCTTTGACACCAATATAGCCGAGAACGATGATGCTCCAATCTGACCCTGAGCAACGGACCCAACCATTTTTGGCTTGTGGGACACCAAGACTCCGGTAAGGAAGTTGGGCAAAGGGGTTTGTGTCAGGGTTCCCGTGATGCGTGGCTTAACCGAAATCAGAGAGCCAACAAGATTGGATGGAAGAAGAGTTTGAGTAAGATCGCCCCTGATGAGAGGCTTTGGCGAAATCACGCCACCAAAAAATTCATACCCAAACAAGGCACCCTGGAACAACACCCCTGATGTAATCGGTTTCGGAGAAAGAAGAGTCCCGGAAAATGTCTGTGCCGCTATAGCGGATTGAGTCAGAACGCCAGCAACGCGCGGCTTTGGCGAAACCAGCAAAGCCGAGAAAGATGAAGCTCCAATCTCACCTTGAGCAACTGAACCAACTATCTTGGGCTTTGGAGATACCAAAGCCCCGGAAACAGACCGGGCGGGGAAGGTCTGAGTCAGACTCCCCGATATCATGGGCTTTGGCGAGACACCCCCACCCGTGACAGACCGGGCGGGGAATGTTTGAGTTATGATCCCGGATATCCGGGGTTTTGTCGAGATTAACGCCCCGGAGAAAGACCGGGCGGGGAACGTTTGCGTAAGGGTTCCGATTGCAACAGGCTTGGGCGACATTAAGCCGCCAAGAAGAGCATGAGGCGATATCACGCCCTGAGAGACAGAGCCCGAAATTTGGGGTTTGGGGGAGGTTAACGATCCTGAAAAAGACCTGGATGGAATTGTCTGGTCAAATTCATCGCTGAACTCATCTGAGAACTTCCCCAATATTTCCGTGATAATTCCGCTCACGATAGGCTTGGGTGATACCAAGCCGCCAAGCAGAGCGTGAGATGATATGACTCCCTGAGAGATAGAGCCAAAAATTTGAGGCTTTGGGGATGTTAACGCCCCCGAAAAAGACTGAGATGGAAGTATGGGCGTCTTGTCGAATTCATATGTAAATTCATACGTAAATTCGCCCAATGTTTGCTCAAGAGTTCCGCTCGCAATGGGCTTGGGCGAAATCAAACCGCCAAGCAGAGCGTGGGGAGATATCCCACCCTGAGAAAAAGCACCCGAAATTCGGGGTTTGTTTGAAACCACCCCCCCGGAGACAGAATGGGGAGCTATATTCGATTGGTTCAGAACACCAAAAACTATGGGCTTCTTTGAAGCCATTCCCCCGGAAATGGCATGTGGAGCTATTGCCGATTGGGTCAGAGTTCCAGCGACTATCGGCTTCTTGGAAACCGCCCCACCGGAAATGGCACGAGCGGGAAAGGTTTGAATTAGGACTCCAGACGCACGGGGTTTAGTCGAGACCAATCCGCCAGAGATATTCCGCGCCGGAAACGTTTGAGTCAGAGTCCCGGATGCGCGAGGTTTGGCGGAGACCAAGGAACCCGAAACGGATCGTGCGGGAAACGTCTGTGTGAAGCTTCCTGATACACGGGG